TGATTATTAAGCCTTTAAAATGCTGATTTATGCAATATACAGCCAAAACAAAGCCCACACAGCCAAAAACAAAACCGAAATTGTTTTTTTAGAATAAAAAAGCCCCAAACAAATGAATGTTCGGGGCTTTAATATGGATTGTATTTGCAAATTA